AAACTGGCGTATAAATTTTCTTTAGAGATGACAAGTGTTGTTGAAAAACATTTACCTCTTTTACTAGAAAGCATAGCTAAAGAATTACAAATGAAAGCAGATGAAATGTACAAAGAGGAGATAGGTGGCAAAAGTTAAGAGAAGAACAATTAAAAAGTCAGATACTTTACCGGCTATACCATTTACATTTGATTTCTATATGGTGTATTGGGAGGATATTCAAAGTGATTCAGGTTGGCGTACTCTAAAAGAGATACAAAAATCTCAACCTGCTATTTGTGTATCTACTGGTTGGTTAGTAAAGCAAGACAAAAATGTACATGTATTAATGTCTGATTATAACTATGATGAGCATGGTGAAATGTCAGATGGTGGGAATACAACTGTAATACCTACCAAGAATGTGATTGAGAAATTCTTAATCAAAGGTTTATAAATGAGAAGGAGAACTATATTATGGAAAAACAAAACAGAAAATCAAAAGAACTTGACCACTACCTTAAATCGGTAATAAGTGGCGTCCCTAAAAAACTAGACCACTTCATTAGTGGTTCTGAAAACAAAATGACCTATTACACAGGCAATTGGTCAACAGATGTGGCAAATAACTTTACAGAAAAACAATCTGAAAAGATATTTAAGAACATGACAAAATACATAGATAGACCTGATTTGCAATTCTTTCAAAAGAAAAATAAAAACATTGAAATAGGTACTTGGTCAGAGTATGGTGAGAACGAACCAGAATCAATATCAAGTTACGATTATATCATAATCAAGAGAGCCTAACATGGTTGCAAAAATCAAAACAATACTTCAAACATTGATGGCTGTAACGGTCATCTTGTTTTTTGGTGGTATATGGTATACTGTATCAGCAGAAAAAGAAGAAACACAAGCAATCTTACTTGAAAAAGAAGTAGAACAAGTTGTTGAAACTTTAGAAGCTATTACTTCATACACTAGACCAAATTTTGAAAGAGAAAACAATCAAACTTTTATTGATAGTGTTGGTGCTTGTGTTAACTATATCTATAATACCACAACAGACATATATCCTGTAAACTTTGAAATATTATTGGCTCAGGCTGCTTTAGAGAGTGGTTGGGGCAATAGTAGATTTGCATTAGAGGGTAAAAACTTATTTGGTGTTCGTACATACGATTTAAGAGAACCACACATGTTGCCTTCTAATAATCCTAAAAAGTGGGGTGTTAGAGTTTATATGCATGAATGTGATAGTGTACAACACTATATTAATATCATAAATAATGGTAGTGCTTATGAAAAGTACAGAGAATTAAGAGATAACGGTATTGAAGATTCTTTACAATATGTTGAAACACTTGGTGCATATGCAGCTGATAAAAAATACTTTCCAAAGTTGAGAAGTATTATTAAGAAGTTAAGAACAGAGTATGATATACCACAATTAAAGTAGGACTTATATGTTAACAATAATAATAGTATTTTTAAGTGCTATATCTATATCTGTAATAGCCGCTGGTTATTCTATTGTAGGTTTATCCACTTTATTCGCAGGTGCAGTTGTACCTATCATTGCTATGGGTAGTGCATTAGAGGTCGGCAAACTTGTAGCCGCCTCATGGTTGTATAATAATTGGCGTAATAAACTTGTGCCAAAAACTATAAAATTCTATCTTACCTTTGCAGTTATAGTTTTAATCTTTATCACATCTATGGGTATCTTTGGTTTCTTATCAAAGGCACACCTAGACCAAGTGCAACCAACATCAAGTAATAATATCAAAATAGAATTAATTGACAATCAAATTAATCAACAAAATTTAATTATAACTAGAGCAAATAAAACTCTTACTTTATTAGATAAGACATTAGAAAAGTATGTTGACATGGAATATGTCACTAGAGGTCTTAAAGAAAGAGAAAAACAAAAACCTGAAAGAGATACATTGACGCTTGCCATTAACGAGGCAAGTGATAAGATTGCTGAACTATCAGATAAAAAAGGTGCATTACAATTAGAACAAGATAAGATAGAGGCCGAAGTAGGACCTATCAAGTATATTGCTGAATTAATTTATGGTGAAAATGCAAAAGACCATTTTGACAAAGCAGTAAGGTGGGTAATAATAGTATTAATATTCGTATTTGACCCATTGGCAGTATTGTTATTGATAGCTGCTAACATATCATTGAGGAGTAGAACAATTGCAAAAGAAGAAGACAAAGCCAAAATCCAAAAAGATTACCAAAAAGAAGCTACTAACGCAAAAGCTAGAGCGAAAAGAGTCAGAGATTCCAACAAAGTTTATAAAGACTTTTTTAAAAAACTAGGTAAACATGATTTAAAGAACCGTGACTATGAAGAGTTTTTTAGAAACATGGGAACAGAGGAAATAAGAAAGTTAGGTCTGGATCCTGATGAAATAAGACTTAAATTAGACCAAATAATGGAATGGAATGACTTACCAACGCTTGCCAAAGACAAATAAATGATGTATAATGTAGTTATGATTAGTGAAAAATTAAAAGATAGGCGAATCAAAAATGCCGAGAAGGCATGTAGGGACGCTAGAACAGATTGGGCTAAGAATTTCTGGTACGGTGTGTTCTCTAAATTATGTAAAGAGTATGGCCGTGATGAATACTTTAGAAAGGCGATAAATTAATGAATATATTTTATCTTGACCATGACCCGATTGTGGCCGCTGAAATGTCATGTGATAAACATGTGTGTAAAATGATTATCGAATCGGCACAGATGTTATCAACTGCTCATAGAATGATTGACGGTGTACAATACACAGGCAAAACAAAAAAAGGTCGTAACATCAAAAGATGGAAACATCCTAATCCTAATTTAGAAAATACTTTATACTTGGCGTGTCATACAGGACACCCTAGTACATTATGGGTCATGGATAATGCATATCACTATAACTGGTTATACAGACACATGATGGCATTACACAAACAATGGCAATTGAGATATGGTCATGTATTAGACCATAAGACAGTACAATTATTAGGTGATATACTAAAACATCCGCCTAAAAATATACCACTAAATAAGGTTGCAACTGAACCAACACCTGCTATGCCAGACTATTGCAAAATTCCAGGTGATGTAATTGAAAGTTATCGTAAATACTATTGTTTAGAAAAAACTGGTTTTGCGACATGGAAATCACCTGCTAGTACACCAATGTGGTATACAGAGGGTGTAAAATATTATAATAACACGGCAGAGATATAGGAGATACAAAATGCGTGAATTAATAATCGAAGCCTTAAAGGCACATGCCAAAGGTCACATTGAGAAACATAAAACAAATGTGGAAGTCTTATTGCAAAAAGCAGTAGGTATTGGTGAACACGGTGATGTACTATCAGAAATCGAAAAAGAATTAAAGATTGTTGCAGAGTATGATGACCAACTAGAAATGCTTAACAAATATTTTACAGTTAAGGATCCTTTTAAAGCATAATGCCGACATACACATTTGAAAATACCAAAACTGGTAAAGTCTATGACGATATGATGACTATTGCAGAAAAGGAAACTTTTCTAAAAAAGAATAAACATATCAAACAATGCCTTACAAAGATAAATATAGTAGGTGGTGTTATGGGTCATGGTGCAATGAAAAATGATGGTGGTTGGAAAGATAATCTGTCAAGAATAGCAGACGCTCATCCAACAAGTCCATTGGCACAACAACATAGAAAACGGTCAGTTAAAGAAGTGCAGACTGCTAATGTTATGGCTAAACACCGAAGACGACAACAAGGGAAAAAGTAATGGCAGACAAAGGTATACCAGATTATTTACGAGATTATGACCTTGACCAAGATTGGGGTTTTACTCCTGTCAATAAGGCACCTGAATCTACACCTGCTGTAGATACTTCGGTTATAGAAACAAATAATGTAGAATTAGCTAGAGTAAAATCAGATGTGGGCGATATTAAAAGTATGATGAATGAAATCATGCAAATTGTGGCTGAAAAAGATGAAGTCACAAAAACACTATCAGACGAAGACACTTTAAAAAGATTCAAAGAAATAGAAAAACTAATATTACCGTTTTTATATAATCTTATGAAGAGTGACGAACCTTATATACATTGGCCAAATAGAAGTCCAATTATTAAGGCGCAAATAGAAAAGCTGTTAAAGCTAACAAAAGGAAACTAAACATGCAAGCAAATTATGATAAGTGCCTAGAAACTATTTTACACCACGAAGGTGGTTATGTAAATCATCCAAAGGATCCAGGCGGAGAAACTAATCTAGGTGTTACAAAAAGAGTTTACCTAGAACATGGTGGCAAAAAAGACATGAAAGACTTATTAGTCGAAGATGTGGCACCAATTTACAAAAAAGGCTATTGGGATAAAATGAAAGGCGACCAGTTACCAAACGGTTTAGACCTTTGCGTTTTTGACTTTGGCGTTAATGCAGGACCAGGCAGAGCAGCCAAGTATCTACAAACAATGATTGGTACAGTTGCTGATGGTGGCATAGGACCTAATACATTGAAAAAATTAGGTGAATATGTTGAAGAACATGGTCTTGAAAAAAGTATTGAAGATTATCAAGGTGCAAGACAAGATTACTACGAAAAGTTATCTACATTTGCTACATTTGGTAGAGGTTGGACAAGAAGAGTAGATGAAACTACTGAATTGGCCATTTCAATGATTAGCTGAGAAGCAGAACCGTTTAAGTCGGGTAGAGATTATTTGAATGATTTATATGCCAAAAAAGGCATTTAAGGCTTGCCAACACAGTACATATAGTATATAATGAACACATAGAAATGAAAAAGGAACTGAAATGACTAAAAACTTTGTACAACTAGACGAGAGTAAATTTCCTACAACCAAAGGTAAGAATATTGATGGTTTTAGGTTTTATGCTGTCGAAGATAAACACTTTCCAAGTATTACTACTGTATTAGGTGCTATTCCAAAACCTGGTCTTATCGCTTGGCGTAAGAATGTTGGCGAAGCAGCGGCTAAATGGGAGATGAACCGAGCAGCTCGTAGAGGTTCTGCTACACATACTCTTGTAGAACAATATTTAAAAGGTGAAACACCATCAATTCGTGATGTATTGCCATTAGGTATGTTTCGACTATTGAAACCATATCTTGACCAAGTAGATAATATTCATGCATTAGAACAAATCATGTATAGTAAAAAACTGACCGTTGCAGGTCAAGTTGATTGTATTGCAGAATACAATGGTAAACTATCCGTGATTGACTTCAAAACTGCCAACAAAGAACGAGTTGATAGTTGGAATGAAAATTATTATATTCAATGTACCGCTTATGCAATTATGTATGAAGAGTTATTTGGTACACCAATTGAACAGATTGTAATTCTACAAGCTGGCGAAGATGGTTCTGCTAAGGCATTCGTTAAGAACAAAGCAGACTACATGGAAAAACTTGAAGCCGCAATCAAAGGTTTCTATAAATATTACGAAGAGAAGACAGGTAATAAACCAAGCTAGTCACTCTCTAAAGGGGACTTACATGAATAAAATCATATCAGGAATTATTATGGGAATGTTTAGTACCATTGCTGTAGCATTATTTTCGGTAAGTGCAACTGCTGATGACCACTATGAATTTTGGCCATCAGCCGCACCGATTATATGTGGGCAGACAAAACCTATGTTAGAATACATAGCTGAAGATGGCATGGTGCCATTTACAATATCGTTTGGTAAAGTAGATGGTCTAATAGAAAATCCAATTGCTTTTGTTGTTACAATGTGGGTAAAACCTCAATCAACGGAACAAATGGTGACAATTCAGAAACCAGACGGTACTGAAACATGTATTTTGTATAAAAGTTATGATACTACTATCAATCCACAATTTGATGGTAAAGGTCTAAACTTATAAGAATTAGTTGTTGACGACAATTATGGTAGGCATACTGGACGAGGGTGCGAATCCCTCCAGCTCCACCATAAACACATTTACAGAGTGTGCTTATGATGGGGCTGATATTAGGTTTCGACAGGTGTTGAGAAAATTGTAAGAGATTAATAGGTGGCAACCTTTCATGCTAATTAAACGCAAACGATAATAACTTTGCATTAGCGGCTTAGTCGCTTAGGGTTTTGTGGATTGAACCTCGTAACAGAATCAATCCACGCTTTACATTTTAATTTAAAAGTGATATATTATACAGTATGAACAGTAAAGAATTTAGTTTAATTATAGAGGGTGTGGTCAGAGAGAAACGACCTATAACCTACATGGACGCCATATTATGGTACTGTGAAGAAAATAAAATCGAAGTAGAAACAGTCGGCCGATTGATTTCTAAAGCATTAAAGGAAAAAATACAAGTAGAGTGTACCACAGCAAATCTACTAAAACTACCAGAAACAGGAAAATTACCAATATGAATATAGAACTAATTGATAAAATGGGTAGTGACGCTTCAATTGTAAATGCAGCTAGAGTGTCATTTGGTAAAGAAATTACAGAGGTATCTGAACGAGATGAAAAGTTAATTAAGTATTTGGCAGACCATGAACATTGGTCACCATTTGCTCATGCAAGTTTACAGTTTAGAATTAAAGCACCAGTATTTGTAGCAAGACAATTAGTAAAACATCAAGTTGGTCTTATATGGAATGAAGTGAGTCGTAGATATGTAGATGACAAACCTGAATTTTATATACCATTTCTATGGCGAAAAAGAGCAGAGAATGTGAAACAAGGTTCTAGTGATGAAGAAGTAGAATATGATATTACACCAGCTATTCAGTATGTAGAAGAAACATATAATAATTTATTGAAAGCCGGTATTGCTCCAGAAATGGCAAGAATGGTACTACCACAAAACATGATGACAGAATGGATTTGGTCAGGCACATTATACGCCTTTGCTCGTGTATGTAATTTAAGAAATAAACCAGACGCACAACAAGAAACAAGAATGATTACAGGTCAAATGGAAAAACATATGCAAGACCATTTTCCTATCAGTTGTAAACACCTTTTAGATGTAAAGACATTTAAAGAAAATTGGGATATATGATAAAGTACAAAGATAAAATAGATGATTTTTTCAAATGGGTCAAAGGTACTGAACTAGTAGAACTAGACGATATAGATGTATCAGAGGATCCTGTTAGACCAGAATTATCTCTTGGTTTTAGAATCACACATGGCAGAAAGATATTTGGTCTAAAGTATGAAAATGAAATTGAAGCAATCGTTTGTGTGGCATTTTGTCCTGAAGTACCATTTACTGTAAGAGAAATGGATTACATGTCAAGAGTGACCGATTTAAAAAATATTGGTATTGCATATACAGTATGGTCACGAAAGCGTGGTGCAGGTAAAGAAATTATTAAGAAACTAGGTGAGTGGGCAAAAGAGAATAAAGTAGATAGATTGGTTACATTATCACCATTGACACCAATGGCAACACATTTTCATATTAGAAATGGTGCTAAACAGGTGCATATTAATGATGTAACACAAAACTTTGAATATAAGATTGTATGATGTATGGTGGATTTGATGTATTTAAAACATATTTGGCAGTCAAAAATCATTTCACCTCTGATTATGACTATTTCAAATATGGTGGTAGAGTTACAGCAAAGTTGGAAAGCTTTACGAAACGGTCAGATAGGTATTTTTTTCATAAACTATCTAAAAGATATGATGAACGAGATATCTTGGATTTCTTTGTTAGTAATTTTGCTGTTGATGGTAATAAGTGGATTGGTAATGTTATAAACAATGAGGGTGCTGAAAATTATACCAAGTTTAGAAAATACAAAGATGGTTTTGATTACCATTTCAGGAACGATTGTGTGGCTATTCGTAATGAGCTTGACAGTAAGTCTATTCTTTTTAATGATGGCTTTAATGTGGTTGGCGGACAACATCCTAGAATTCTACGACTATTGCTCAGAAAAAAAATTCACCTCCAGACCGCCATCATTCTTGATACAATACTATCGTTTAGTAAGGTATGGGATAAGGAGATTACGGAAAAAATTGTATGGCCGAAAATTAAACACACACTCAACAAACTCCGACCTTTTGTAAAGTATAATGAAACACAAGTGAAATTGATTATGAAAGAGGTATTTGTAAATGAATAATAAGATGATGAAATTGAATGATAAGATAAAAGCATTGAACTCTACAAGAGTATTTAAAAAGATTACACCAAAAGGTGACCTATCATGGTATATTAAATGGGTATCTAGTGTATTCATTATTGCCGGTATGGCATTGACTAGTGCAAACATATTTCCTATGAATATTATTGTTCATGGTATAGGTGTTACCGGTTGGTTAGTTGTAGGAATGTTATGGCATGACCGTGCTTTGATATTCTTAAATGCAGTTGCTATTTTTGTATATGTAACTGGACTATTAAACCATTATTATGGGAGTTAAAATGAATAAGATTAAAGAATTTTGGATGTCATCTTATAAATCAGATAGAGTGGCATTTTACTATGAAATGGCCAGTTTCATTTTTATACTTGTAGCAAGTATGACAATGGCCATTACAGCAGATAATCCTGATATGAGATACATCTATCCTGGTTACTTCATTGGAAGTTTGACAGCTGTATATGCACATTGGCGAAGAAAACTAGCATGGCCAACAATGTTAGTTGGATATTTTACAATAGTAAATGTATTTGGTTGGACTGTTGCAATGGGGTGGATTTGAAAAGAGTTTTTATAATTGGTAATGGCGAAAGTCGAAAAGGTTTTGATTTAGCAAATCTACGACAACATGGTACCATATATGGTTGTAATGCAATCTATAGAGATTTTATGCCAGATGTTATTACTGCTGTAGACCATGGTATTATGCATGAGATATATCATGCTGGTGTGGCAGACATTATACCAACTTATTTAAGAGATTGGACTAAAGTACCTGCCATGACATACGAACAAATGATTTTAGGTGGCATGGATAAGATTGAAGCAGAAAAACATTTAAAAGAGGTACTCACTACCAATGAAAGAGGTAATGCAAAAGAATATGTAATGCATGGTTCATCATTGAGTGGTATTGTTGATATGATAAAAAGAAATGGCGATAAGGCTAAGAAACTTATTAATCAATCTACAATCAAAGTATCATGGATTACAGAGAATGATAAGTCTGTTTCATTAACAGATATTATGGATAAAGACCATGGTTGGGCTTGTGGTGCAAGTGCAGGATATGTAGCAATTCATAGAGAACAACCAGATGAAGTATATCTGATAGGTCACGATTTATATAGTCATAATGCAAATGTTAATAATCTCTACAAGAGTACGAAGCATTATGTAGCGAAGGAGAACGGTCCTACGCCTGCCATTAACTGGATTAGACAATGGTATACACTAGCAGACTGGAATCCAGATGTGAAATTCATCAAAATCAATAGAAGTAATGACGGCCGTGATAAAGTAAACGGTCCAATAGAAGAGTGGAAAGAACGAAAAAATATAATATATGCCGACTATTCCACGCTTGACAATCTAGCTTAAATGGTGTATATTAATAAACAATATGCGTAAAGTAATTTTATTTGCAAGTAATTTTATCTGTCTGGCTGAACATAGTTTAAGTGGACTAAAGGCATGGGCAAGGAGGGTTATGGCCGAATGGCTGAAGACACCTTGTTTAGTTTCAAGTAGGGACCAATCTTTCATAGACATTGGACACTTCCTGGAAAATTGTGGGTGCGTTCCAACAAATCCCACGGCAGACGCATATTGTTTATTAATGTACAACAAGAAGAGAATATGAATATAAAGAAACACACATTTAAATTTAGAGAAGGCGACAGCGAAGAAAAAGGCGGTTGTACTTTTATAGGTGGTACATGGAAAGATGTAACTACAGATGACCTTTTCAAAGGCAAGAGAATAGTATTGTTCAGTTTGCCTGGTGCATTTACACCAACATGTTCAAGTGAAGAACTGCCAAGTTATGATAGAATGTATCAAGAGTTTAAAGAACTAGGTATTGATGATGTATATTGTGTGTCAGTAAATGACGCATTTGTAATGAATGCTTGGGCAAGAGATTTAGAAATTAAAAATGTTAAAATGATACCAGATGGTTGTGGTACATTTACTAGTAACATGGGAATGCTGGTCGCTAAACCTTTACAAGGTTTTGGCATGAGGTCTTGGAGATATGCAGCTGTTGTAAATGACGGCGTAGTCGAAAAGATGTTTGAAGAACCAGGTTTTAATAATTTCTCTGATGATGATGACCCTTATGTGGTATCTAAGCCAGAGATTGTAAAGAATTATTTAAATGGGTAATAAAACTCTTATAAATAATAATGAGGCCGAATTATACAGGTCACACGAAAACAACGAACACATATAATACAAGGAGAAAAAATATGGATTTCGAAAGTCTAAAAAAGTCGTCAAGTAATTTTGACGCAATCACAAAAGCTCTGGAAACTAA